CTTCAGTGTTTTTTCTGTCAGCTTGCGCTTGGCTAAGTGTGTAGGTGTAGGCTGCAAGAACTTAGTGTCAGTGCTAACCGTATCTCGTACTGGTTCCATACTATTTCCTTCTGCTGGTGTAAACTTATCACACGCAAAGCAGTAGTGATTGCCAGAACTATACAACGCATTGGCATCACTACTGCCACAAGATTCACAAGCCTCATGCCTGATGAATGTACTATTGTCTTCCATTACCTAGTGATCCTCTCAAGAAATATGCTACATGGTCAAAGCCTGAAGCAATCCTCTCTACCACTTTGTCAGGATATTCTATCTCATCGCTTGCCATTAGCAAGGCCATGTCTTCGTAGTCTACAGCGAAATGAAACTCCTGATCATCAATATAGATTGATAGGCTTAGTCCCTTCTCTGTGTACTTAGCATTGATGTCAACATCAGATACTAATTCCTCACTGCAATCAATGATACTCATTACAACCACTCCTTAGGTATAGTACCCTCTGCCCAAACAAAACCTTGTCGGTCTGCCCACTCACCACAGGTCATCTTAGACCCATCCTTTCTTTTCTTAGCACCCTGAATAGTAGCACTTGCCTTCTGAAATACAAAGCGTACATCCAAGTCTGGATACTGTGCCTTGATTGCCTTCATCTTGCGCTGGCTATCCTGTCTTAGATAACCCTTAAGTTCTACTATCATTGTACCTATTGATAAGTCAGGGATGTAGTGACGCTCCACATAATAGGCCAGCTTCTCTGGCTCGTATACATATGGAACGCCACGTTCATCTAGGTCTGCAATGACCCTTGCCTCAAAAGTCCCCTTCGTCATCGGCATTACTAGCAGTAGGTTCATCATCAAACATGTCATTGCTGTTGTCCTTGGCTACAGCCTGTGCAACATACCCATCTTCCTCATCAAAGATAGATGATGGTGCGCCATACTCTACCAAGTCAATGACCTGCATAGCCTTCAGTCGTAGTGATACACCTACCTGCTTGGTTGACTGCATCACATAGGGGAATGGTTCGACAGCAATCTTAACTGTTGATCCGTTACCGACAGCAATAGACTTATCCATTGGTGTCTTCTTTGCATCAACAACTGATGGCTTCTGTGTGTATGTCTCACCAGCCTTAGACTTGATACGTGCCTTCAGCTTAGACTTGAACACTAGGTTGCCAGTCTCATCACCATTGTCATCAACTTCCTTGCTGTATGGTGTAGCTGTGGACAGGACTGCCTTAAGTTTTGGGTTGTCCTTGACAGCCTCTTGGAATTTACTCTGGATAATTCCGTCAAGCTGTTCACACACTGCTGCTGCTTCTGCTTCAGGTATAATAACCTGTGTTGAGTACTCTCCCTCTGGTACGAAACGTGTATCAGGTTCAAATACTTTTGCCCATTGGGCTTTGCCTTTAATGATAATCACTATCATGTCTCCTTAGTTGTTAAAGTTAGTCAGGCTATAGGTACAGGTTAGAACTAGGCAAAAAAGTATTGTGATTTCAATACGTTGTTGATGTCTAAACTGCCCTGACTTGGTGGTGTTGGAACGTCCTCAGTTCCAAGTGTGACAATAGCATGTTGTCTTAGCATTGTCAACACATCATGTTCAGTATACATCTGAACAAACTCTTGTCTCAATACATCAGACAGCCTTGGCATCTCGCTACTGTGTGTACCATAGCTGTCATGTACCATGGCAAAGTGTCTGATACCCTGCTGCTTGCAGGTATTGATAGTCTTAGTCATGGCTGCTGCATCCATAGAGTGGATGAAGTTAGGGCTAGCACCTGAACCAGTACGCCGCTTGCTTACTTGGTTAGGTATATCTCTGTTCAGTACTAGCTGTATTGTGTTGCCATTGATTAGGCTGGTGATCCTACGTTTCTCTACCTCGTTGTAGTTCTGCATGACTAACCAGTTAGTAGGTGTTACCCACTCCATGTGTCTGTTGTGTTCAGCATAGACAGCACCAACATCCTTGATGTAGTCCATCACCTGTCGTGCTGCTGTAATCACACCATTGATTGCATCCCACACATGCCTAGCTAGGTAGATACTGGCATCGAATAGGTCATCACCAAATATATCTGGTGTTCCCTTCTCAATCTTATCACGCATAGCTTCCTCAATGTAGGCACGACATGAATGTATTGTGCCACTATATGGTACGATCATCACTGACCTCTTAGTTAAAGACCTGTCGATGCCAAACTCTATAAATTTTTTCGCTAGAATTTCGCCTTGGTCTGCATCCCTAGTGATGTTACGCATAGCCTCATCAGCTACCTCAGTGTAGATGTCTTGAGGTATATCAGATGGTATCAGGTTAGTTGCCCTACCACCACGCTCATCACGCAGGATAGCTGATAGATGTTGCAGTCCGTTGCAGCTACCATCAGCAGATACAGGTAGGTTTGACATGTAACCCCAGCCCTGCTTGACTAGGCCAGCAAACTCTATACACCAGCCTAGAAACTGGAATGGTTTGTCTGCATCCAGCCACCAGTTGTTGTCGTATGGGTTGTCAGCCACACGCTTGACCTCATCTGCCATGTCCCATGCCCAGCCCTCACGCTGGTCTAGTGTGATCTTGTCGTTGCCATACAGGTTAGCACCATGAATACACAACCATCGTGCATCATCCCATCCATTGATAGGCTTGGCTACCCTGAATGTCATCAATCCCTTACTCCAGTCTGCTGCCTGTGGTGACAGGAATGTGCTAGCTGGATACTTGCGAGAACGAAAGTCATTCTGCCATACATAGTAGAACTCATCGTACTTGCTGTACTGTTCAGCTATCTGTAGTGTACGCTCCACCTGTATGCGTTTGCTTACAGTCTTGTTGTTAAAGGTATACACCTCGTTACGTTTCTTACTCCAATCCTTGAACAGCTTACGCTCTGCCTCATCCATAGCTGCTGGTTCCTTGTTGAATGGGTAGCTAGGTAGTGGTCTGTCCTCTCTGGCTGGTAGTCCTGCCCACTCTTGTCCACTGTCCCACATGTTACGGATGATCTCAAGCACTGGCTTGTTGATCTGCCATGGTGTGTGTTGCAGTGTGTTCAAGCAGTCGAACTCTTGGGATAGGTCACGCTGTTTCAGCTTGGTCATGTGTGCCTTCATACTATCCTCTCCTGATTATACTCAATGGGTCTAAGAAATCTGCGTAGTATCCACCCCCCTCTGTGTCTGTCCAGTCCTTGGGTGGTATGATACATGGTGTCCATCGTGGTCTTGATACTTCCATGTGTGAGTTGAAAGCCTTGACCCATTCCTCTGTGATGGGTGTTGCCCTCAGATATGTAGTCGTCTTGTTTCTACTAGTTGATAGTCTCTCTAGTCTCACTAGTCCTGTGTTCTTAATGATAACATCAACTAGCTTCATACCTACATGGATGCGTTGGTCACTTGTCCATGCTAAATCTTTGTAGCCATCCTTGTTCATCTTGTTAGTCAGGCCGTAGCGTCTGGCTGTTACACCCTTCTCGTTAGCCTTCTTGATTGTGTTCCGTGCTATGCTACCCTCTGCTTCGATCCACTTCTCAAGCCTGTCCTGCATCTCTACGTTGACACCAATATTCTTTGCTACTTTAACCAAGGCTTGAGCCTTGCTGATGCCATCAACCATAGATACTAGGGCTAGGTATGCCACTGCGTCAGGCTTCATGCCTTGCAGCTTCTTGTAGGCTACATCTCTGTTGCTGGTGGGTGTGTCTTGTACATGCTTTACTCCCTCTGCTACTGCACCCACCACTGTAGCAATCATAGTCCTGCCATGCAGTGTGCGTGTCTCTCTACCCTTACCCACTGCATCATCTAACACACGCCTAAACCTGTTGATGCCAGCGTCCAGCATTTCTCTTTCTAATTCAAGCTGTTGTTCTAAACTGTACCCCATAGCCACACCCCTGTTACATGTATAGTATTACTGATAGGATGGGTACGCCTACGATCAGACCAAACATACAAGCAACTTGCATACCTAACCATGCCTCACTGTCATTGATACTAGCTAACATACCTGACAGCATAACCAAGCCTAGCATACCCCAAACAAAACCTTCCATCATTCCTCCCCATAGTTACGCATCATCCAGTGTTGTTGTGCTGATACATGTTCGTACTCAGTAGACTCCACTGCCCACCTCGCGTTACACTCAGGACAGAACCACTCAATCATACCATCCACTGCGTATAGTGCTTCTGCCTCACCATCCCCACACATATCGCATTGCTTAAAGCCCATACTCATAACCCTGACTCCTCTTTAACTCTTAGTAGTTTACCTGCTGTATACCCATGCTTGAACTTGATGTGATACTCAGCTAAAGTATCCTCATCATACTGGTTGTCGTACTTCAC